TTTGCTTTTGTTCCCAATCACATCGCTGACTCTTTCTTTGCTAGTGTTTACCCTACTATTACTTCTGGTAAAAGCACTAAAGTAATCATAGTATCAACCCCACATGGTATGAATCATTTCTACCGTATGTGGCATGATGCGGAGAAAGGAAAAAATGATTACGTTCCAACAGACGTTCATTGGTCAGAGGTGCCTGGCAGAGATGAAGCATGGAAGGAGCAAACAATTGCTAATACATCTGAGCAACAGTTTAAGATTGAGTTTGAATGCGAATTCTTAGGATCTGTTGATACACTTATCGCACCAAGTAAATTAAGATCTCTTATTTTTGAACAACCAAGCATATCAAATGCAGGTTTAGATGTTTATGTGGATCCTCAGAAGGGAAAAGATTACGTAATCACTGTTGACGTAGCAAGAGGTGTTGGAAATGATTATTCAGCTTTTGTTGTTATTGACATTTCAGAGTTTCCTCATTCTGTGGTGGCCAAATATAGAAATAATGAAATCAAACCAATGTTATTTCCAAGTATTATTGAGGATGTTGGTAAAAAATATAATGATGCGTTTTTGTTATGTGAGGTAAATGATGTTGGTGATCAAGTGGCATCCATATTAAATTTTGATTTAGAATATAAAAATCTTCTTATGTGCTCCATGAGGGGTAGAGCAGGTCAAATAGTTGGTCAAGGATTCTCAGGTAAGAAAACACAACTTGGTGTTAAGATGTCCAAGACTGTTAAGAAAGTTGGTGCTCTTAACTTAAAAACCCTAATAGAAGAAAATAAATTATTATTTACTGATTATGAAATATTGCAAGAACTGACAACATTTATTCAAAAAAGTAATTCTTTTGAAGCAGAGGAAGGATGTAATGATGATCTTGCGATGTGTTTAGTAATATACGCATGGTTAGTGGCACAAGATTATTTTAAAGAATTGACTGATCAAGACGTTAGAAAGAGATTATATGAGGAGCAAAGAAATGCAATTGAACAAGATATGGCTCCCTTTGGTTTCATGGATGACGGATTAGGAGAGGATAGTTTTGTGGATGCTGAAGGTGATAGATGGTTTAAAGCAGATGAGTATGGAGATAAATCATATATGTGGGAGTATTTGTCTTAATGGAATTAGATAAGCAATTAAAGTTAGGTCATTTATTGCTATCAGATAGGAGATGTAGAATTTGTGGTCAGGAAAAAAACTTGATAGACGGATTTTACAGAACAAGAAAAGATAGAGGACCAGTGGCATCATCATACTCTTATGAGTGTAAAGTATGCACAATTAAAAGAATTGTAGAAAAAAGAAAAAAACAAAATGCTTTTTCTGATTGGGATTATCCAGACTGGTAAGTTCACGGCATGTTTCCCCATTGAAAATATGTTTTTCAATAAATAATTTCAAGATAAACTGAGAATTTCGGAGAAAAAAAGCATGGCGACTCCTCAATTATCTCCTGGTGTAATAGTCAGAGAGGTTGACCTAACGGTAGGAAGAGCTGATAATGTATTGTCAAATATAGGTGCTATTGCTGGACCTTTTGAAATTGGTCCTGTGGATGAAGCAGTAACAATCACCACAGAAGCAGACCTAATTAATACATTTGGGCAACCATTATCAACTGATAGGCAATATGAGTATTGGATGAGTGCGTCATCTTTCCTTTCATATGGTGGTATTTTAAAAGTAGTTAGAGCAGACGCTGCAACTCTAAACAATGCAAACGCTGGTGCCCCCATTGGTGGAGTTGGTATTGCATCTACAAACGCAGCAAAGATTAAAAACTTTGATGATTACAACGCTCAATACACGGATGTTCAAAGTGGTTGGACATACGCAGCTAAAAGTCCTGGCACATGGGCAAATGGATTAAAAGTTTGTTTCATTGATAACTTAGCAGATCAAACAGTTGGATTCTCAACCAATGATCTTTCTAGATTTGGATTTGCAATAGGTGCTGGTGTTACAGTTGCTTATAGTGGAACTGAAGTTGGTGTTGGAACAACTGCTACAGTTAACGGATACGTAAAAGGTATTGTTACTGGAGTTGCAACTGATTCAAGCACAACAGAATCAAGCACAGTTGATATTAAAATAGTATCAAGAGTTAAAACAACTGGTGCAGGGGCAACTGAAACTGCGATTGATTATGCAGAATTTGATCCTCAATCATCAATAACAAAAGGAGTTACTGTATTTGCAGTTAATAGTTCTGGTTTTAATACTGACGGTGGTTCAGGTTTATTAGAAAATGGATTAATTAGTGCTGCTGGAACAGTAACTGACTGGTATAATAGTCAAACATTGAGTCTAGAGAATTCAACTATTTTCTGGAAACAAATAGCATCAAGACCAACCACCAACAGATATTCTGAAGAAAGAGGTGGTAGTGGAGATGCACTTCATATTGCAGTTGTTGATGACACTGGATCAGTGACAGGTATTCAAGGTAGTATTCTTGAAAAGAATTTGTTCTTATCGAAAGCGTCCGATGCAGTTTCTGCGGTTGACTCTCCATCAAGAATATTCTACAAAGATTTCTTGGCACAGGGTTCACAGTATTTGTATGCAGGATTTAATCCATCATCTGCTGCAGACAGTTTCCATGATACAGAACCAAGAGCAACAGGATTCACAACATTCTCTGGTGTTAAATCACAATCCTTTACAGCACTAGGAACCGCAGCTGGACTTTGGGGACAAACTGCTGGAGGAAGAATCTTTAGTGGAATTGGAAATGTATCATACAATCTTGGTGGTGGTGTTAACTACTCTGCTGCTGGTGGAACAGAATTCAAGGCAACTCTTGGTTCTATTTCGGATGCATATGATCGATTTGCTAATAAAGATGAGATTGAAGTTGATTACTTAATCATGGGGCCAGGTTGCACTGCCGAAGATGAGTCTCAAGCAAAAGCAAATAAACTTATCAATATTGCAGAAAGTAGAAAAGACGCAGTTGCAGTTATATCTCCACATAGAGGAAATGTGGTTGATGTTCTTAAATCAGAAAATCAAACTTCAAATGTTCTTAAATTCTTCTCACCATTAAGTTCTTCATCATTCAGTGTATTTGACTCTGGTTACAAATACATGTTTGATCGTTTTAACAATCAATTCCGTTACATTCCAACAAATGGTGATGTGGCAGGACTTATGGTTAGAACGGAGATAGAACAGTTCCCTTGGTTCTCACCCGCAGGACAACAAAGGGGGATATTAAATAATGCTATCAAATTAGCATACAACCCAAATAAATCACAAAGAGATCAACTCTATGAGGGAAGAATTAATTCTATAGTTAATCTACCTGGCACTGGTGTTTTACTCTTTGGTGATAAAACTGCTCTCAATTTTGCATCGGCATTTGATAGAATTAACGTTCGTCGTTTATTCTTAACAGTCGAAAAAGCACTTGAGAATGTTGCAAACGCTCAACTATTTGAATTTAATGATGAAATAACTCGTTCAAATTTCATTAATGTTGTTGATCCATTCCTTCGTGATGTTCAATCGAAGAGAGGTCTTGTTGACTTTAGAGTCATTTGTGATGAAACCAATAACACACCTAGTGTCATTGATAATAATGAGTTTAGGGCAGACATCTTCTTGAAGCCAACTAAATCAATTAACTTTGTTACTCTAACCTTCGTTGCAACTCGAACTGGTGTCAGTTTTGAGGAAGTAACTGGAAGAGTTTAATTTCTAAACCTGCACTAATTACAACGGAGAATTCAAAAAATGGCACAATTAAAAACCATCACACAATTTAGAAATAGACTTCAAGGTGGTGGTGCTCGACCCAATCTATTTGAAGTCAACATTAATGACTTTAAATTTACAGACTGGGATAATGAAACCTTCCAATTTCTTTGTAAGGCAGCAGCACTTCCATCCTCTAACATCACTCCAGTAGAAATTCCTTTTAGAGGAAGAACATTAAAAGTTGCTGGTGATAGGACATTTGATACTTGGGCAGTCACTGTTATTAATGATGAGGACTTTAAACTAAGATCCTCATTTGAAAATTGGATGAATGGTATCAGTAAATTAAGTGATGCTAGTGGTGCAACAAATCCAAATTCATACATGGGAAATGCTACTGTTAATCAATTAGGTAGATCTCCAGAGGGTAGATTTGGAAATGCCAATAGTGGGGCTGGTGATGCAAGTGGTGGAGGAGCAGCTCTCGAACCATTAAGAACATATTACTTTGATGGTATCTTCCCAACAGAAGTTTCATCCATTGATCTTTCATATGAAAGTGGAGATGCGATTGAAGAATACACTGTTACGTTCCAAGTTCAATACTGGATCGTTGGATCAAATAATTCACAAGGCACTTCCTCTGATCAAACAGGTAATGTGATAGTATAAATAGTCCAATATAGGGCTAATAAAATAAATTATGGCTAAATTATTTGGGTTCTCGATAGAGGACACAGAACCACAATCTAAAGATATAGTCACTCCCGTCCCGCCTAATCAAGCGGATGGGAATGACTATTTTGCTAGTAGTGGTTTTTTTGGACAATACGTAGATATTGAAGGTGTTTACAGGACTGAATTTGAATTAATTAAAAGATATCGTGAAATGTCATTACACCCTGAGTGTGATAGTGCAATTGAAGATATCGTAAATGAAGCTCTTGTATCTGATACTAATGATAGTCCAATTGAGATAAATTTAGATCATTTAAATGCGAGTGATGGGATTAAAAAGAAAGTTAGAGAAGAGTTTAAGTTTATCTTAGAACTTCTTGATTTTAGTAAAAAATCTCATGAAATTTATCGTAATTGGTATGTTGATGGTCGATTATATTATAATAAAGTAATCGACATAAAGAAACCACATGAAGGTATTCAAGAATTGCGTTACATAGACGCAATGAAGATGCGTTATGTTAGACAACAGAAAAAGAAAAAGGATAATTTAGTTAATAATGTAACCAGTTACAACACTGGTAATCCAGCAGATTATGAGTTTCCTGAACTTGAAGAATATTTTGTTTATAATCCAAAACAAACTTATCCGACTGCAAACCCATCATCTATGGGTGGCAATACAGGAATTAAGTTTGCCAAGGATTCGATTACATATTGCACTTCAGGATTAGTTGATAGAAATAAAGGGTCAACTTTATCATACCTTCATAAGGCAATTAAAGCACTCAATCAACTTAGAATGATTGAGGATAGTCTGGTTATCTACAGATTATCTCGTGCTCCAGAAAGAAGAATCTTCTATATTGATGTAGGAAATCTACCGAAAGTCAAGGCAGAGCAATATCTCCGAGACGTGATGATGAGATATCGTAACAAACTAGTCTACGATGCAAACACTGGGGAGGTTCGAGATGACAAGAAGTACATGGCAATGCTTGAAGATTTCTGGCTGCCTAGAAGAGAGGGAGGACGTGGAACTGAAATTTCTACTCTTCCTGGAGGACAGAATCTTGGCGAGATCACGGACATCGAATACTTCAAGAAGAAATTATACAAGGCACTAAATGTTCCTATCTCTAGAATAGAAGGAGATGGTGGATTTAATTTAGGTCGTTCTTCTGAAATACTTCGTGACGAAGTTAAATTTAGTAAGTTCGTGGGTCGTTTGAGAAAGAGATTCTCAGCAATGTTTAGTGACATGCTACGAACTCAATTACTGCTCAAAAATATATGCACTCCAGAAGACTGGAACATAATGAGTGAGCATATTCAATATGATTTCTTATATGATAATCACTTTGCAGAGTTGAAAGATGCAGAGTTAATGACTGAAAGAATCACACAGGTTCAAAATGCTGAACCATATATTGGTAAATATTTCTCTCAAGATTATGTAAGAAGAAGTATTTTGCGTCAAACTGATGAAGAGATTCTTGAGCAAGACGCACAAATTAAAAAAGAAATTAAAGACGGAACTATACCAGATCCTAAATTAATGCAAATAGATCCAGCTACTGGGCAACCATTAGATACAGGGGTGGTTGGAAACTTGGGAGCACCAGTGATGGAACCTGAAATTGATGGATCAGCAACGGAAGCACCTGAGATGCCCAAGGGTGGTGAGATATAAATACAAATAGTCAACATTTGAAAACAAATTAAAATGGATGAATTAATGGACTTAATTGGTGCGGATGAGTCTGCTTCTCAAATATCTGACAAAATAAAAGATATGTTGTATGCAAAGGCTGCGACAAAAATTGACGATTTTCGTCCATCTGTTGCTGATTCTCTTTTTGGTGATGCTGAAGATGAGGTAGAAGATGAAGTAGATACAGAAGTAGATGCGGAAACAGATGTTGAAATAGGTGATGAGATTGACACTGAAACTGAGGCCGAACTTGAGGTTGATGAACCTGAAGTTGAGGAAGAAGAGACAGAAGAATAAATACTAAATAACTAGTAAATGAACTTAAAAGTATAATGGCACATAGACCAGTTGGCACGGGAATTAGTATGAGTTTGGCAGGAGCTCTTCCTGGTGTAACGACTTCGTTTCACATACAGAGTTCTGTTGTAAGAATCACTGCTAGGGGATCTGCGGTACACGCAAAAATTTCTCAAGATGTTGGTGTAACAACAACTGCAGCAAATACAGATTATCTTATTCCTCAAAACTCATCTGCCACTCTTGCATTAACAAGAGTATCCTGTAAGGTCATTGGCATCTCACAAGCAGATGGATGTGTTATAACTTGTCCAGAGGGTCAACAAGTTCCATTCAATGTTGGAAATTTTGTTACTTTAAAAGGTGCAAGTGAAAGTAATTACAATACTAAAATTGTTCATTCACAAGTTACAGCAGTTGACACTACTGCTAGTTTTGATGGATCTCATCAAACTAAGTTAACACTTGATGCTGATACAAGCGGTATTAGCACTGCATTTAGTTTCACAGAAGCTAATAGTGACGTTACATTATTCTCATCTGCTCGAATCGGAGCAAAAAGTGAAGGTGCAAATGCCTCAATACATGCAATCCAAGTTCAAACCACAGGTGCAGCCTAATGAAACTCATTAGAGAAGAAATCGAAACAGTTGAATTTCTTGTTGAAAATCGTAACGGCAAGAAATCCATGTATATTGAAGGAGTTTTTCTTCAAGGAAACATAAAAAACCGTAATGGTAGAATGTATCCTATGGAAACACTTCGTCGTGAAGTATCTCGTTACAACGAGAATCATGTTACTTCAGGTAGGGCACTTGGTGAATTAGGACATCCAGATACTCCAACGGTTAATCTCGATAGAGTGTCGCATAAAATAGTGTCATTGAAAGAAAGTGGTAATAACTTTGTTGGTAAGGCAAAGATATTAAACACACCAATGGGTAAAATTGCATCCTCATTAATTGAAGAGGGTGTAAAACTTGGCGTATCTTCTCGTGGTATTGGTTCACTAAAACCAACTCGTGAGGGATTCAATGTTGTCGGTGATGACTTTATGTTAGCAACTGCTGCTGATATAGTCGCTGATCCTTCTGCACCCGATGCTTTTGTTGAGGGTATTATGGAAGGAAAAGATTGGGTATGGGATGGTGGTATTCTCCGTGAAAAATTTGCAGAGAAAACATATAAATCCATCAATACGTTAGTTGATCAAAAAGCATTAGACGAGAAAAAACTTGACTTGTTTAATAATTTCTTATCAAACTTATAACTTATCTAAATAAATATAGATTTTAATAAAGGAAATCGGAGAGTTTACAAATGTCTCGTGGAGATTTACAAGAAATGGAAGTAGGCGTTAAGCAATCCAAGACTGCTGTGAATGCAAATGCTAAACCAGCAGATCCAATGCAGACCTTAACCACAGGTGGGACTCCACCAAATGTTGAGGATCTTGGAGGACCAACACCAGAAAACTACAGACCTGATGATGATTCAGCGAAACTAAAGCCAGCGGGTAAAACCCTAAAGCAAGTTAGAGATGTAGTTAATAAGGGTAGCGTCGCTGCCATGCCAATGCAAGGCAACATGAAAAAAGAGGAAGAAGAAGTGGAGGGTGACGTAGTTGCCGAAGCGGAATCTCCTGAGGCAGAGGAAATGAAAATGAAAAAGGATGATGACCTCGCAGGTGCTCCTAATCAAAAGAAAAAAATGAAAAAGGAAGATACTGAAGTAGAAGAACTTAACATCGAAGATGATGTTAATGCTCTACTTGGTGGCGAGGAACTCACCGAAGAGTTTAAGGCAAAAGCAAAGACAATCTTTGAAGCTGCCATAAACGCAAAAGTTTCTGAAGTTCGTACGACACTTGAGGAAGAATTTGAGCAAAAACTCGTTGAAGAAGTTGCTGTAGAAAAAGAAGCACTTCAAGAACGTGTAGATTCTTACCTTGAGTACGTTTCCGATGAGTGGATGGATGAGAACCAACTCGCCATCGAACACGGACTTAAGACCGAGTTGACTGAATCATTCCTTTCTGGAATGAAGAGTCTTTTTGAAGAAAATTATGTATCAATCCCTGACGATAAATATGATGTCCTTGAGACAATGGTAGAAAAACTTGATGATATGGAGACCAAACTCAATGAGCAAATTGAGAAGAATATCAATCTAAATAATCGTCTCGCAGAGTCGGTTGCAGATGGTATCTTTGAATCAGTTTCTGATGGACTTGCTGCCACTCAGAAAGAAAAGCTTGCCTCACTTGCTGAAAGTGTAGAGTTTGAAAGTGAAGAAACTTATCGTGAAAAATTGGAGACATTGAAGGAAGGATACTTCACTTCAAAAACTTCAACTACTAAAACTGAGACCCTCTCAGAGGGTGAGTCTGCTGCACCAGTATCTTACACTGGTTCAATGGAAACATATCTGAAGACACTATCTAAGTTTAAGTAGCATCTGATTTTACTATTACACAAACTTTAACTTACACGCAATCCCAAAATGTTTCAATCAGAATCATTGCAGGAAAAGTGGGCACCTCTTCTTAACCATGAAGGTTGCGAAGAAATCAAAGATCCCCATCGTCGAGCTGTAACAGCCGTCCTGCTAGAAAACCAAGAAAGATTTTTAAGAGAGACTTCATCATTCCAAGAAGGTGGAATGATCAATGAAGCAGTTCCAACAAACCATGCTAACGCTGCTGGTGCAGAAGGTGGTTTTGGTTCCAGTGCTGATGCTGGTGGACCACAAGCTGGTTTCGATCCTGTTCTAATCTCACTGATTAGACGTTCAATGCCAAACTTGGTCGCATATGACCTTGCTGGTGTTCAACCAATGTCTGGACCAACTGGACTCATCTTTGCGATGAGATCTAAGTATAAGAGCATGGATGGAACCGAAGCGTTCTACAATGAAGCAGACACTGCATTTGCAGGTAACTCTGCTGGTAGCACCAAGACTGGTGGTATGACCGATCCTAAGGTTGGTTTCGGTACTACAGCACAGACAGGTAACAACCCTGCTGTTCTTAACCCAGTTGGTACTGCTACTACAGAACCTTCACCATACAACGTTGGTCAGGGTATGGCCACTGGTGATGCTGAGAACCTATTTGGTACAGGCAACGATGCCTTCAACCAGATGGCATTCAGTATCGAGAAGATTACTGTTACTGCGAAGTCCAGAGCACTCAAGGCAGAGTACAGTCTAGAACTTGCTCAAGACTTGAAAGCAATTCATGGTCTTAACGCAGAGGCAGAACTTGCTAACATCCTTAGTACTGAGATACTTGCTGAAATTAACAGAGAAGTTATCAGAACTATCTACAAGGTTGCAGAGCAAGGTGCTGTACAAAACGTTGCTACCGCAGGTATCTTCGACTTAGACGTTGACAGTAATGGTCGTTGGTCTGTTGAGAAGTTCAAAGGACTTCTATTCCAGATTGAGAGAGATGCAAACGCAATCGCACAGAGAACTCGTAGAGGAAAGGGTAACATCATCCTTTGTTCTGCTGATGTTGCTTCTGCACTAACAATGGCTGGTGTGCTTGACTACACTCCTGCACTTAATGCTAACCTACAGGTTGATCCTACAGGTAACACATTCGCTGGTGTTCTACAAGGTAAGTATCGTGTATACATCGATCCTTATTCTGCAAACCTCGGTGGTGCTACTCAGTCAGGTAACACAACTCCTGGTAACCAGTACTACGTCGTAGGTTATAAGGGTACTTCACCTTATGATGCTGGACTGTTCTACTGCCCATACGTTCCACTACAGATGGTACGTGCAGTTGACGACAACTCCTTCCAACCAAAAATTGGATTTAAGACTCGCTACGGCATTGTCGCAAACCCATTCGCAGAAGGAACAAGTCAGGGTCTAGGTGCTCTTCACCTCAACTCCAACCGTTACTACAGACGTGTTGCTGTTAAGAACCTCATGTAAGACAAATAAATATATTTGTCCATACAAAAATAGACAGAGAGACTCCTTCGGGAGTCTCTTTTTTTATGTAATAAATAAACTTGAGACATCGTTCGTGCGGTCTCTACAAAAGTCGGAACTTAGGAGACTCCTTTGGGAGTCTCTTTTTTTGTCTAAATACTTAGAAAAGGTCGAATGAAATCCCTTGATAGATTTATTGAAGATGCTGCATCTCGTGCTATAATGCAAGAGCAAACACCTACTATGTCTGTTGGGAATAATGGTTATACAAGTGACGCTACCGATAGTGGCCCTATTGCAGGTTTTGATAAAAGACTTTTTCCTGTTGATGATGATTTACTTTCTCAAGACTTTCAAACTCCAGCAGAAACTGGAGAGGACAAGTATAGCAGATTTGCCTCTGTCTACCCTGTGATGAAAGTAACTCTTGGTGATAATCTAGGAGACGGTCCCTCCATTGATTCTATGGTTGCCGCATCTAAAAAATTTGTGGATGATATGAATAACAATACACAAAAAGTAATTAGAAAAAACTTTTCACGATTTATAGAGAGAGCGAGTTCTTTTAATGGCTAGTATATTCGACAAACAAATAAAAAATAGAAATTTTTTATCTCCTACTGGATTTAAATTTTCTTTGACCAGAGCACCTAAGGTTTCTTTCTTTGGTAATCAAGCCAATATACCCTCAGTAAATTTGGGTATAGCAGAGCAACCAACTTACCTTAGGGATCTTCCATTACCAGGTGATAAAGTTACTTTTGAAGATTTTAATCTAACTTTTCTCGTTGATGAAAACTTAGAAAATTATAGTGAGTTACAAAATTGGATAAGGTCAATTGGATATTCTGATACATTGCAAGATGCTTTTGATTTTCAAAATTCAAATGCAGATTTAGAACAACCAAGAAATTCTAGTTTAAATTTTTTCTCTGATGGCACTTTGCAAATTTTAACCAGTTCGGAGAATCCTAATTTTAAAGTTAATTTTATAGACTTATTTCCATATCAACTTTCAACTTTAAACTTTGATGCTACGTCTGAGGATATAAACTACTTTACAGCAGAGGCATCATTCAAGTATACTACTTATACAATCACTGATTTATCTGGCAATAAACTATGAGCATTGATCTTGATTCAATTCAAGAGATGTGGGAAAAAGATGCAGAAATAGATAGAGATAATCTACACGAAGAATCATTGAACATCCCCTCTCTTCATGCAAAATATTTTGGATTATATAATACAATTTTTTTACTAAGAAAGAAAGCAGAACAGCAAAGAAAAAATATCCGTCATGAACGGTATGAGTATTTTAGTGGGAAAGCAGATCCTGATGTATATGTAGAGAATCCTTTTCCGAAGAAGATAAGGGATAAAGATACCATGACTAAGTATCTTGATGCAGATGAGAAACTTTCTAATTCAAATTTAAAGATCGATTACTATGATACTATGCTTGTCTATCTTGAAAGCATTCTCAAGGTAATACAGAACAGAACGTTTCAGATTAAGAATGCAATTGAGTTTATGAGATTTAATTCTGGACTGGGTTGACAATACTTAATAAATACCCATAGATGCATGGGTTAAGTGATTGACACAACGGCCAATGTTGTAAT